AACCCAAACCTCTGAGCTTACTCATTAATTGGTAAGCGTTAGAGTAGTCCATGAAGGCACCTGTAATTAAATTAGGTGAAAGGGCGGATATTTCATACCCGCGCCAAGCATTACGCTTGACGAACTCACCTATACGCAGGCCACCTGGCTCGGCAATGAACGATTTCTGGTTATTTACCTTAACGTTACATTGGCCCATTAAGCTCGAATATACGTCAGATAATGAGGAGTAACGTATGAATACGTCATCACCACATATCCCGTATACGTCCCAAGGCTGAACTGATATCTGTCTTCTAACAGAGTAATCACCCAGCCTCCACGCTGCAAGATGCACTAATACATGGTGCGATAATGCAAACGCGGCCCATGAGGAGTATAACCCCATAGGCTGACCAGTGTGGTAATATAATCCACCCTGGAATGGGACACGGCACATGACATTCGCCCAACAATCTGCGAAGTCAGTTCCGAAGATATATTCCATTACTAATCTCTGGAACCAGAGAGGGAACATATCTGTAGCAGCACTCAAGTCTTTCGACGCGATGTAGCTGCTCGAGCATGCCACAAGGAGACGAAGCCTCATAAAGCCATTATCTTGGCAATGAGCATAATCGGCTCCTAGCTCTCTCATTATATTGAAGAGAGCATCATGGACAGGTTGTAGTATTGATTGGCTAGCCCAATCACCCTTAGCAATGATGCGGGGCTTGTGGTTAGACTCAATGCAAACATAACGACGCATCGTAGGACAGGAGAATGTATATCCTGCCTCCGTATCACGTCTGATATTGTCCGTAATTGGATAAACAGACGGAACAATACCATTACCCTTAGTAAGAGCGCAGATTTTCTCTGCCATTCTCTTATTAAGCTCGAAGATTGAGATTTCCTCAACACCATTCGAGTCTTGGTAGTGCATGGTTAACTCATGAGATTTATATATCTCATAAGGGGCACCTATGATAGATGGGAGAGTACCTGTTTCTACAGTGACTTTACCATCTTCATCTTTGTCCTCGAACCTATATTTCACTAGACCACTTGAAGTGGCTAATCTAGGACCTATAGGTGGCTTCAGACCAAGCTGTTGCTGCTTAGCGATAGCCTTCCCTAGTTGGGTATTCTTGAACCAGCTTGAATCAAGCATGGATTTCAAGTCATCAACTATCTGCCATGAATTATCACGGGGAGAGATTGACGGTGGCGTGTCAGAAAGGATGTTTTCTTCAACCCTTTTGACCGCTGCGTCCATCTCTTTCTTAGTTGTAGGATAAATA